TTTGACTTCTGGCAAGGTGCAAACTTCAAACTGAAGATCGTCAAGAAAGACGGTTACTGGAACTATGATAAGTCTGAGTTTGACACTCCTGCTCCTCTGCTGAGTGATGATGATGCTATGGAAGCAATTTGGAAGAAGCAATATTCTCTTGCTGGACTGACTGCTGAAGATCAGTTCAAGTCCTACGAAGATCTTGAGCGTCGTCTCAAGTATGTCCTGGGACAGAAGTCTCGTCCTACCACTCCTCAAGATGAGGAGACTGAGTATGATGATTATGCTGCTAAGGAATCTGCAGAACGTCAGATTCAGGAGTCTCTGTCACGCTCTAAGCCTGACTTTAACGCACCTGACATCACCGCACCTACACCAGTTGCGTCCAAGGATGAGGATGAAGATGATGCACTCTCTTACTTCCAGAAACTCGCAGAGAGTTAATCAAACAGTTTAATATCTTCTCCTTTCTTCAAGGTTCTATTCACATATTGAGTAGAACCTTTTTTATATGGCATAAGTGATTGAATATCATCCATTACAAGTTCAATGTAAGTATTCTTTAATAGATAAATGTTTCTCTTCTCTTCTTCTTTACGAATCTCATAGGTATAATTGGATATTGCATCAACCTCATTGACTCTAATTACATATTGATTTCTTTTTACGTCAAAGTATTCTGTTTTAAAATTCTTAGGTACAATTAATCCTTTAGGAACAATTATATTACCATCATCATTTTTTAGTTCTCTGGTTTCATAGTGATGAATGTCGCCAGTTTTTTGGATACTTCCATACTTCTTAATTAAAAATTCATCGAATGCTCTCTGTGATAGAGGCCATTCACTTTGAATATTTAAGATATTATTTGACAATAAGACTAACCAATCAAATGTCTCATCGCCATAAACTTTAAAGGCAACATTGTCAGGACGATCATCTCCCTGTATTTTGTACTGAGTAAAGAATGCTAGATTTTTTAAGATGTCTTGGCGAATCTCTACTCTTTTGAAAAGATTCTTGACTCTTGTATAATCACCAATGCTTTTACCATCAGCATCTCTACTTACATAATCAAAGTCTGGGACTAGTCTGAAGTAACTTGCCATTAGTAACCTACTGATTCTGGATTAGGAACTCTACCAGGACGATCACCCTCAAGAAAATCACTTTCAGTTAAGGGTTCTAACTCTGTAAACTGCATTCCGATTTGATATGATGTCATTGATCTAGCTTGATCATCAAATGTCATGTAAGTCCCGTCAGGGGTATAGTTTGTATTTATTGCAGTTAATGCACAATCTTTTATTTTTCCAATTGATGGATGATCTTGAGATGAATCATTATCTCTAATATATTGAATCCTAAACATGTTAGGAGATACGATGAACAAAGAGGTTTGAGATCTCTTTACAGTCATACCTTGTTTAAAAAATCTGATGATCTTTCTGATTTGAGATGCCTCTTTTGAATCTCTTGCAGACATTGTGAAATTGAATTGAAAACTTCTAAGTTGAGGTGCCTGAAGTAACAATTCCATGTTAGGATTAAGGATCGCACCAGTTGTTCTTGGGATTAATCCTTGAGTGCCAACTGCAGTTTGAGCAAGGTAAACTCTTAGTGCATTGATTATATTTTGTGACGCATCACTTTTTAAAGTCTCTCTTATTCTGCCAGCATCCATATTAAGGATGTTAACAATTTGACTTCCAAACTGTAATGGATCTAATGCGATTGAAGCCAGAGCACCTGTGATAGGATTTAATTGTCCTCTTTGATAATCAACTTGATTTGTATCTTGAATACCACTTTGAATAGGTAGTGTCACTGATCCTTCTATTGTCGTTACCTTTCTTTCTCCAAATGTGAATGGATTATTCCCATCTTGTAAATCAAAAGAAAGTGATCTACCTGATTGATAGAACATACTAAATCTTATTCTATCTTGATTTGTATCCCTTATATCCTCAGGATAAAAGAGATTTTCATATTTCTCGTTTCGCTTTCCTTTTATATCAAAGTCATCGCTTGATATAGTAAATTGTGTCTGAACGGGATCCTCTCCTGTCCTTTCATTGTGCTGAAATCTCTTGAGTTCATCTCGCCATGTGAACCTTCCTATGTTTGTTGAATCCTCAAGAGCATCAAGTTGCAAATTATCTAATTGTGTCCCTAATGATGTTGGCCCGGATTTAGATATCGCTACATCAAATTCAAAATCGGCTGCATTAGTTAAAACTCCTGCATCCATTACAGTCACAAAATATCTATCATCTGAACCATCAGGAGCAACACCAGGTTTCTGAGCGATTAAATCGCTTAAGACAGAATCAGTCGCATATGAATCAAATGTACTTTTTGAGATTTCCTGTTGTATTACAGTTTTTTGTATCCGTCCATTTTCATGCGTAGTGATTGTTCTGAAGTCTCTTGTCGGAATTCCAATACCTATGCGAATTGATTGAACCTTACTAGTCGCTTCAGCCATTATAGCAAACTTTATTACTATTTAGATGTTCTTCATATAATATGCGTAGGGTATATCAAGTAAAGATTGTATTTCACTTTGTCTTACAATATGCAGTTGTCCAGGTATTTCTTGCCAGGTGTAATTTCTTATTTTATCCCAGTGAAAATTTATTCCTCTAAATCCCCATCGGAATACATCAGTTACACCTACCATAGGATGCTGATCGTATTCAATCCTTGGAGTCTTCGCGTTGTAGACAAACGTATAGGTTTCCCCTACATCTGGAATAAGGACGGTTTCATTTAATATACCCATAATTTCAATCATCATTTCTTCAGGATCTTCCTTATCTCTAATGAATGATTTGACAGGTTCTATCCTATCATCGCCTACCTGTCTTTCAAATTCAAAATCATCTTCCATACTTGATACCTAATTCGTCTTCGGTGATGATTTTGAATTCAATTCTTCTGTCTGCACACCACTCTCGTGCAGCTTTCCATTTTGCCATGTTAATAGCGTAAGTTTTGCATTCAAATAAAGATGATTTGCTAGTTGGTTTTTTTGTTTGTTTCTTAGGTTTTACCTCTATGACATATGTTTTTACATGTCCTGTGCTTTCCTTTACTTTTATGATAAAGTCAGGGAAGTAACGATGCACCCTTCGATCAACTGGTGACATATAGGGAATAAAAAACTCTTCACTTCCCCATTCAAGAATATTTTCTGTCAAGTCGCACCACTTACAAAAACGACGTTCCCAGTTGCTTCTGCAAATAATATTATTAGCATTTCCCTTATATTTTTTGGGATTGGAGGGACTAAAAATACTTTTCTTACTTACTCCCATACATAATATATACGGTAAAAACTATTTAGATGGCTACGCCAAAACCAAAGGCAAGAAATGTTGCTGATTTGAAAGCAAGTATACTACGCCCATCTCTTACCTCTACTTATGAGTGTCATTTTAGTATTCCTTCGGGAGCACTTTCCACGATGGCAAGTTGGATGAACTCAAGGGGACTTCCATATGATTCTACATTAAAAAAGGATATCACCTTATCTTGTAGAGAGGCATCACTTCCTGGAACTTCATTAGCAACACATACACTTGATAATGATCGTTCAGGTGTAACGGAAAGACACGTATATAGAAGACAATTTGATACCACAGCGTCTTTTACTTTTTATGTAGATCATGATTATAATATAATTAATTTTTTTGAAAACTATATTGCTTTCATTGTAAACGAACCAAAAAATACAGATGTAGAAAAGGATAATTTCTTTTATAGAGTTAGTTTTCCCAAAGAATATAAAACTGAAATATTCATTAGAAAGTTTGAAAGGGATTATAATGGCGATAACTTAGTATACAAATTTTTGAATGCGTATCCAATCTCTATAAATCAAATGCCAGTTAGTTATGAACAATCACAGATTCTTCTTTGCACAGTGAACTTTAATTTTTCTCGTTATGTTATAATACCTCCTGGTGGTTTTACGCAATCAGCACCTCCATCATCTTCATCTTTAGATAATCTTCCTGTGGATCAGCAAAGAGATTCTGTTATCAATGATTCTATTCCTCAAACATTTGGAAATACTAATGGAGAGGGCACAGACTTTGTAGAGAGAGATACTGCCACTGGTGAAAGAATGGACGGAGCGTTCTTCGGTGATGGATTATTATTATTACCTGATGGAACTCCTGTTCGTAATGCTGATGGAAGTTTTAGAGAAATGTTTTAAACCACGATAAATACTCATACTGAATAACATATCATGCCTTTACCAAAAATTGTCACACCAACTTATGAGTTGGAATTGCCTTCAACTGGAAAAACAATTAAGTATCGTCCATTTCTCGTTAAAGAAGAAAAACTTTTAGTCCTGGCATTAGAGGGTGATAGTACAAAAGAAATTACGAATGCCATCAAAGCTGTGCTGAAGGAATGCATTCAGACACGCGGTGTTAAGGTAGAATTGCTTCCCACGTTTGACATTGAATTTCTTTTTCTTAACATTCGTGGTAAGTCTGTCGGAGAAGATATTGAAGTTAGTGTTCTTTGTCCAGATGATGGTGAAACGTATGCCGAAGTTCAAATCAGTATTGATGACATCAAAGTAACCAATGATAAAGATCACACTAAACAAATCAAGATTGATGATTCTCTAATGATGGAGATGAAATATCCTTCCCTTGATCAATTTGTCAAGAATAATTTCGAACTTTCTGATGACAATCAAGTTGATCAATCATTTGAATTGATTGCATCCTGCATTGATAAGGTTTATAACTCAGATGAAGCATGGACAACAGATGATTTTACAAAGAAAGAGATTACAGAATTTCTTGAGCAGATGAACTCTCAACAGTTCAAACAAATTGAAACATTCTTCTCTACAATGCCTAAACTTTCTCACGATGTAGAGATTGTCAATCCTAAAACTAAAAAGAAAAGCACTGTCACTCTGGAGGGATTAGCGAGTTTTTTCGCGTAGCACTCTCCCATATGAATTTGGAGAGTTATTTTAAGTTAAATTTTTCTTTGATGCAGTATCATAAATACTCATTAACAGAGATTGAAAATATGATACCTTGGGAGAGAGACGTATATGTTGAACTCTTAAGATCGCATTTGGAGGAAGAGAAACTTAAGATGCAACAACAAAACGGGTTATGAATAAAAATGCATCCGAAAGATTAAGGTTAGCATACGAGTATAAACTCGGTAAGGACTTAGTGTCCAAACTTTCTGATGCTCAAATTAAAAAACTTTCTGAATACTATAATTCATTATCTCCTAAAGAGCAGAGTAAAGTAGATAGTGATATCATAAAAGGTGGTGGAGAATTTTTAGATATTGCCAGAGGCATGGCTGGCATGATGGAAGTTGCGTTGAAGGGGGATATAAAATTTACTCCAAATGCTGAGCAAAAACCTCAAGGCCCAATGAGGCCGCCTGCTGAAGAGGGTGGTGATGTTTACTCTAAGAGAGCAAGTGACTCTGAAATTGCAGGAAAAGGTAAGATTAATCCTGACAAGTTTTTAAAAACAAAAACATTTACAAATCCACTAATTGGACAAAGATATAAAGCACCAGATATAAAGGCAGTTGATATCAAGGTTGACACCAGTAAACTTATTCCTAAAGAGGAGAATACTGCTGCTGAAGAGTTAATTGAAAAACTCGATGAACTTATTCAAGTTATCAAAGATGATAATAAATTAGAAGAGGATCAACAAGATTATGAAAGAAAAAGCGATGCAAGAGAAAAGAGACAGAAAAGAGAGAAAAGAATAGAAGCAGGCAAACTTTTTGGTGCTATAAGTAAAACCACAGATGTAGCAAAGAAAAAATTAGGTGACGTATTCAATACCATTCTGAGATTTCTTGGATTTACTCTGCTCGGAACATTAATTAAATTAGTAACTGATTTCTTGTCAAATCCTGATAATGAGGATATAATTAACAATGTGATTAATTTTATTAGGAGCATTCCTGATAGATTTAAAGAACTCAGAGAAAATTTACAACCTGTTATTGATTGGTTTATAGAAACACAAAAAAAGGTAGAGAAATTTTGTGAGGACTTTAGAAACATCCTAAAAAGATTCCCTTTCATAGGACAATTTTTTGCAACTGAAGAAGAAAAAGAAAAAGGACTTCCTTCGCCACCAGGCACTTCAACGCAACCTGGACAAGGATTTCCATTACCTAATGTCGGCCCTGGAGGTGTCCCTATGTTCGTTCCATTATTTGCTGATGGTGGTTTAGCTATGGGAACAGATACTGTTCCTGCAATGTTATCCCCTGGTGAATTTATTATGAGTCGTGGTGCTGTTGAAAAGTTTGGCGTAAACACCATGATGGCCATCAATAAAGCAGGTGGCGGTACAAATATTCCAAAGCAAGGACTTGTTCCTGGATATTCAAATGGTGGTGCTGTCGCTAAAGTTCCTCAAAAAGGTAGAGATTTTTGGACATTAGTTGCAGTTGCAGGAACTGAAGATAGTGATCCTCAGGCATGGGCAGACGTAGCGCAATCCATTTATAATAGAGCAGCATCTGGAGTTTACGGTGGTGGTAGCAACATCAGACAAATAATTCTTTCACCTGATCAGTATGAACCAACATGGAAACATCCAAGAAAAAAAGTAGATAGGACTCCAAATCCAGAATGGTATAATATTACAGACATTGAGAGTGCTGCTGTTGCTACAAATAAATCAGTTGCATATTTGCAGAGAGTTGCAGATGCCATCCAAAATCCAAAACTTCAAGAAGAAGCAAGAAAATTTGTTGGTGGAAGAACTGACTTCATGGGTGGTAATGAAAATGCAAATTTTGCAAAGGGTGATGTAAGAAGAGGTAAGAAAGGTGAAGATAATTTCTTTGGATTTTTTGTAGGGCCTGGATCCATATCTTATGGAGCAAGTAACCCAGATCCAGGACAGATTCCCTCTTTTGTTGGAACTAATATGCCACCAGTGCCTCAATCAGCACCACCTGTGATACCATCATATACTACAGGCCCACAATCGATGGGCCCTGCTTTTCGCGATGATACAACTGCTGGCCATATGCGTGGGAGACTTCAAAGAGCGCGTCAACGCGAACTGGATGCTCAAAAGACGCAGCAAATGATTTATCGAAATCTTAGAAACTTGATGACGCCTTTTATAGGCCCTCCAAATTCGCAATCCAATACAAAATTTATCGTCCTTCCTGAAATTACTAAGAAGGCTGAGGTAAACAATACTACCACTCAATCTGCTAATGATATACCCGAGTTTAGTATTTCATCCGGCATCAAGATGAGAGGATATGTGGGTAAAGCTCTTGGTATTGAGGACTTAGTATCATGATTAAACTAACCGAGTTTACATCAGTCGTTGATACGTATAAGAAAAACTTTGCCATAAGGAAAAAAAGATTTTCTCGTGAAAAGACAGATGATCTTGGTGAAAGGAGAGAGAATCGTGAAAAAAGAATTGAAACTAGTAAATTATTCGATGAAAAAAAATTAAAGCAAGGTGTCAAAAAAAGGGGCGGTAATATAACAGACACGCTACTTCGATTTGGATTGTTTACATTACTAGGATTCCTTCTTAAGAATATTGATAAAATTGCTCTGGGGGTGAAGGCAGTTGTTGAAAAAATAAAAGAGTTTGTCAAAAAGGCGCAAATTTTTTATGATGAAACATTAGTACCATTTTTTGAAAGTCTGAGAGAACTTGGAACAATCTTAGGCCCTACATTGAATTTTCTTGGTGATTTCTTAATTGAGATGAATCCATTTAAGGAATTGAGTAGTCTTTTAGACACCGTGATGTATGGCATCCTTGGTATTGCAACTAGACTTGGGTTAAAAAGTCAAGTAAAACCAAGGCCTCAAATTCCACAGACACCATCATCATTTAGAAAAGCACCTGTAAAGGCACCTGTACAGGCACCTGCTAAAGTTCCTAAACCAGTTGTAACAGGCGCACGAAATGCTGCTTTAAGTGAGACTGCTAGAAGAAGAAGCATAGCTAAAACATTCTTGAGAAGTCGCACTGCTGTTGGAGCAGGTTCTATATCACAAGGACTTCCTGTTGGTGCAAGTCTTGGAGATCAAAATGTATTTGATACGTTTAAACAAAACCTTGAGGCAGCGCGGCAACGTGCTGCTGAGCAAAGACTTAATGATTCTTTAATTAAAGATGCTATTAATGAGAAAGCAAGAAGGGATGCTGCCTTTTTCAAATCAGTAGGAATTGATGGAGGTGATAAATTCTACAAAGCTAACTTAGCTCAAATAGCGGACGATATTCCTCTTCGGGCACCCGGTTTGCCTTTTACTTCAATTGATAAGTTAATAGGAAAACCACCTAATAATCCAAACTTTTTTACGGACTTTTTTGATAGAGCAGTTGAGGGCACCAGGAGAGGTGGACAACAACTTAAAAACTTTGGTATGGGTTTTAAATTTAACCCAAAAGATGTACTTAATTTCTTCAAAAACCCTAGAAATTTAAAAGATCTTGCTAAAGGATCTATATTTGGACTTGCGTTCGAAGCGGGACTCAAAGCTATTGGTAGTAGTATATCAGATTCATTACCTTTCTCTGAGAATTTTCAAACATTAGCATACTTTGGATTAATTAAGAAAGAAAGAATTTTTCAGTTAAAGGCAGAACAATTAGCTAAGATGTCTGTCGAGGAAAGGAACCAAATAATTCAAAAAATGTTGATTGATGCCAAATCAAATCCATTTTTCCTAGATTCTATTGGATTGGCAAATAAAGAAAGAGCAACTCAGATATTGCAAAATCTAGCACCCATTCTTGCGTCTCAAGCGGGTATAACCACAAGTCAAGAAGTGCAAGATATTTTTGAATTGTTTCAACCCCCTCAATCACCAAGTAGTCTTCCTACCCAACCCACTCAACCTTTTAATATCAATGCACCTACACCTAATCCAAATAAAAAAGCTGATGAAGACAATTTCAGGATTGATGGGACTAAAATCAACATAGGTGATACAGTTGGTTCCATACAAATGGATACTACATATAGTAGTGGAGGTGTAAGAACTATCGCTAATAATGTCATCGTCTTACAAACCATAAGAGAAGAAGTACCGGTATAATGCAAGGAAAATCTCTCAATCATAAAATATTAGAAGTTTTTTCTAATGAAAACGATGACTCTGTAGATATTAGGGCAGGTGTTCCTCTGCTGGAGTATCGTGAGAGTGTATTGCTGCCCTATATTACAGTCGATATTACCATTATTGACACTGGCACTGCATTGCCTGCAAAAGATGGTTCTAAGGGCACTATAGGTATCTTAGAATCAATTAAACTTCAAGGAACAGAAAAGTTTAAATTAAGAATAGAAGATGAGGGTGGAAATCAAATTGATTTGTCTGGCGATAATGATTTAAAAATTGCAAAGACAGTGTTTGCTGATAAGGGAGTTAAAGATTCCTCATGTGCTATTAGAGTTGTGTCTAAAGAAGCGTTTGATAATTGTCTTGCCGAAAAAAGAATGAAAGATAGTTATATCGGTAAGGCAGATGTTTTGATTACTCAGGCTCTTAGAAACTTAGGCACAGAAAAAAATCTTTCAGCAGAGTCAACACAGAATGAAATTCAATTTAATGGAGACAACAGATATCCCTTTGAGATGTGCCTTGATGTTCAAAAGGTATCAATACCAGAGGGAATAGACAGTGCTGGTTATCTTTTTTGGGAAACATCAAAGGGATATAACTTTAAATCTCTTGATAAAATGTTTGATACAGCAGGGAAGAGTATAAAGAAATTTGAAGAGACTGGTTTTGCCGACGAGAGATTATCACCTGGATTTAGTGGTAAGATTTTGAAATCAAATTTTGTTTTTATTAATGATATGCTCAAGCAATTTGAGGAAGGGGCATATAATACTCAACTTGATTTGTTTGATCCTCTTGGAAAAGCAGATAGATTTCAAGAGATAATCAGAACGTCACCTGAAGAGGGTAATGGTATTATTGCTGGGACAAATCTTCCTATTTTGAGTAAAGATTATAGAGATAAGCCCACCGCCGAACTGCACAAATCTAAAGATGATGGACAAAAGATCATACCTGGGCAAGGACTTGCTGATATTAATGATGTGAGTTTTGATGTTGTCAGGACTTCCCTACAGTCATTGCAAAATTATAGGCAAAAATTCAGTTCTTCGCTTAATATAGTAATTGACGCAGATCTTTCATTGAGTGCTGGTGATCTTGTATTCTGTAAGTTCCCTGAAACATCTAAAAAGAAAAGTCAGTTAGGGAGTCCCAAGGATAGTGGCATATATATGATAGCGGATTTGTGTCACTACAGCACACCTACTAAGGCATTTACAGGATTAAACTTAGTAAGAGATTCATACGGAGTTAAAAATTAATGGAAAGCGTCGAGAAGCACATCCAAAAAGATAAGGAGATTCTTCAAGATCCCACAACATCACCACAGCAACGTCGTCACATCGAAGGTGAGTTGCATGAGTTGGAAGTATATGTTGAAAATCATCAGAAAGAAATTGATGCGGGAGATCACCATGATCCAACTGCTTTAGAACTTTTCTGTGAGATGGAACCAGATGCAGATGAATGCAGAATCTACGACGATTGATAGATGGGATTAGAAAGCAGATACGATTCTAAGGCAGCGGCTAAACTCTGGGCTCAATCCCAGAGAATGATTGCTGTAATCGTTGGTACAGTAACACAAATACAAACTCAACCCTTCAATAAATTTGAAGGTGAGGAGAGGGAGGTTGTTGCTCAACGATATAAAATTAGAATTTTAGGACAGGATCCAGCGGATAAAGATGAATCAATGCTTCCCGTCGCCTATCCACTTCAAAATACAAGTGGATTAGGAGCACAGGATACGGGGCATATTAGATACACTCCAAACACATTTGTTTATGTGTCTAAGGATCCTAATAGTGGAACATATCTCATTGAAAGAGTGGTTCCAAACTATATTACTAATCTTTCACAAGATTTCGGAGGGTTAAGCGAAGGAACAGAAGCATTAAGTGGATTTTTACCTGATAGTGTGGTTCCTCAAACTTATTTCAAGGATGGTGAACTAAATTTCGCAGAGTTGTCTGGAGCGCAAGCACCGTCTGAAGAAGACGAAAGGACGACTTTTAATACAAAACTTCCTACGATGCCCAGTGCATGTAAGAAGGTGAACACTGCAGGTGTTAATGACTCAATCAACAATCTTATTTCGGAGATTGAGGCATTAAGAACAGGAATTGTAGGAAAGGATAGTTTTCTTGCAACCTCTCAAAATTTCATGAAGGATGCACAGAATACTATTAACGGAGCACAAATAGCGAGTGGTATTAATATAGGTGATAATTCGTTTGACATCACTTTAGGAACTGCTGCAGGAGACATTGCAAATATTATTGCAGCACTCATTCAAGAGATGAGAAAATTTGTTCTTAGAAAAACAACAACTATTATTAATAATTTAATAGGTAATGTTCCTCTGAGTGCAAGGTATCTTGCAAATGAAGCAACTGATAAGGCAATATCTGCTCTTTCATGTATATTTTATAGAATCCTCAAGGGACTTGAGGATATAATTGCTCAAATTTTGCGTACATTCATAAACAAAATACTTAATGCAACAACTTGCCTCACAGAAAATTTACTCGCAGGACTTATTGGTAACATAATTGGTAATATTGTAGGGGCAATCAACTCAATTTTATCTTCGATTGGAAATATTCTTGGCATTGCTATCGATTTTGCAAATGATCTTTTAGATTTTGTAATATCCATTTTAGACTTTGTAAAGTGCCCAGTCAAAAACGTATGTCCTCAAACAGATCAGTGGGATTTCCTAAATGGATCATCCTCACCTAAAACTGTTCTTGATTTTAATTCCATTTTTGAACAAGCAAAAGGAATTGTTGGAGATGTCTCTTCACAAGTGGGTAAGATCACGGCAACATTTGATGATTTAGTTGATGATTGGAATTTTACAAATGCTGATGGTTCACCCTTCGATCCTCTTGGTGATATTAATGCCGGAACCATTTGGCAAAATGTAATTGATGGATCATGTAATACTGGTGCAGTAGACTGTGGCCCTCCTAATGTAGTTTTTTGGGGAGGTGGATCTGGCGCATCGGGTAATGCTGTTATTAACGCTGTGGGAGAAGTTCTTGGTGTTCAAATTATTACGCCTGGAAATTATTCAACCCCTCCACTCATAGAATTTCAGGATGCATGTGGGAACGGTAATGGTGCAAATGGAACCACAGTGATAGGGCCTGTGCCAACCGGTGACGATGGTGAATCCGGGGATAGTGATGATGATGATTTGGGTGTTGTTGATGTCGTTATAAATGATCCTGGATATGGTTATGAACCATTTCCATACGGTGATAAAGGTGGTAGTGGAAGAGTATGGGCAAATAGATGTCAAAGCACCGTGCTGAGGGCAAACTATGATTGGGATATTCCATATAGTAATGGACAAACTGTTACTGTTTTCTATGGTGATACGGTTACTTTACCTGGACAAAATTCTGTAGTAATCGATGAGAACTTCACTGAAGACATGATACCTGGTTGTGTTGTAAATGGTGTTAATCCTAGACTTAAAGATATGCAATCCTTTGATTACACCTATGGTAAAGTATATGAGACTGGTATAAGACATCAGTTTGGATTTGAGGTTGATGCACAAAGAGCATTTGCTGAGGGTTTTACAGAGCAAGACATCAGATTCTTCTTAGAGAATAAGTTTTTCTTGAGAGTTGGCCCTAGGATGAGAGATAAACTTCTTGATCCAAACTGGGGAAGAATACCTGAGTTTAGTGTCACATTTACCGCACCAGGATGTCCAGTAGGCACTCCTGAAGATCCAAATGAACCCCCATCTGGTGGTTTTGATGATGGAAGTGATGTTATATCTGTTTTTGATAATGTGTTTGTTGAGAACGGTGGGTTTGGATATGATGATGGAGATACTCTAGTTGGTGGTGACGGAGAACTAATCATTGATAATGGAACGATCACTGGAGTTAGAATGAATCCCACCATAGGATTAACTTCACTTCCGAATCTATCAATAAATACCAGAACCGGACATAACGCTATTTTGAAACCTGTTCTTAGATTTGTTAATCCTAATAATGCAGGATTTGTAGTTCCTTTTGGTACTCCTGTCCTTCAAGTGATTGATTGTGTAGGTAAGGTATAATGTCAGCTCAAAGGTGCGACGATTTTAATAGATTCGGTAATACTCATGGAGAGGTTCTCTTTGAGTCTATTGATAAAAGAAACAATAAAATGGCGGTATTAATCCGTCGTATTTTTCCTTCTCCTAAATTTAGAAGAAGTCAATATATTGGACTTCAAGAGAGTGGTGAATTAGATGGTGCAATAAACATTTCAGCACCTTCAGTATATAATGTACGATGCGGAGAAAAACCAGTCGATGGGGTAGCAGGAGTTACTTATGCTGAGAATGGTGATTTGATTTTATATGCTCCAAGAGGTAGAATTAGAATCATGGCAAGAGACATTGATCTCATCGCTGAGGGAAATGGTTGGGAGACTGGATTTGTAAATATTCATTCAAATTCTACTGTAGATATCAACACCTCTGAAGTTAAAATTGCAGGTGGTGATTCTGTTGGTATTGAATCTGAGAGAAGTTTGAATATTAATTGTAGTACTAGAGCAAAAATATCCGCCGGTAGTTTTAAGGTTGTTGAGTCACCGGATGTTTCTCTTGTTACATCACTTTTAGGTTCTGGTTCAAACTCACCCATCCAAACACTTGAAGGTATAAAAAAACTTTTACAGGACATCCTATTATAAATGGAATTAACAGACTTACATGTCGGTAAACAATTACAGGTAAACTTTTCCCCTCAAGGATCAGTTCCCATTCCTTGTGCAGCCTATCTGACAGGTAGTGCTGCTATCCCTGGCACTGGTTTTTTTAATGGTGGTGTGATGGTTGGAAGTCCGGTGCTTCAACCATTACATACTGCTGCTTTACAGGTATCACGCCCTGATCCTGTTAGTAATCCTCTTGCTTTTAAAGCACCATCGATTGTTCATATTAGAGGACTTCCCCCTCCGGCATCAACTCCTATTGATGTGGTGATTGGTGATCCTTTAGGCCCTGTGGGAATCACGATGGCAACAACCATCGTGCTTGAGATCAATGCTGTATCAAAGAAAACTGTCTCTCCACTTGATCTTAAGATTATTTCTTTGATGAAGAAACTTGGTGTTAAGATTGACACCGGGGCGCACGTAAAAACTGGTGTTGAGGCACAGTCAGGTGCTGAGGTTAGAGCATCTGCAAAGGCATTAGTTGGCCCTACAGTCACATCAGGGCCGGCAGTTGCTTTTACCGTTTCTGACACAGGTGGTAATGTTCTTGCTAAGAAGAAGAACTTTGATATTCAGCATCCTAACAAAGAAGGGTGGCGTTTAAGACATACTTGTGTTGAAGGCCCAGAGTCTGCTGTTTATATAAGAGGTAAACTAGATGGAGATCATATTATTAAATTACCAGACTACTGGAAAGGTTTGATAGATTATGATACAATATCAGTACATCTTACTCCTATTGGCAGAAAGGATGAGTTGTATGTAAAAGACATACAAGAAGATAGAATCATAGTTGCAGGTGATCACCTAACTAACGTTAAATGCTTCTATCAAGTGTGGGCAGACAGGCTTGGTAAATTAATAGTCGAATATGAGGGTGACTCGCCCGCCGACTATCCGGGAGATCAGTCTGATCACTCCATTGCCGGATACACTTACGATGTGAGGAAATAATGTTATCTACTGAACTTATAAAAAGAGCAAACGAAGATATCGTATTCAAAGAAATGAATATCGATAAACTTCAAGATGAGATAGTTTTAATTGACGATCAAAAATCTCTCTATGATCAGGGTATTTTAAAGTTAGAAACTGAATTACTTAGTCGCCTTAATGAGGTTAATGAATCTTTTAACCTCATCGCTGATGCATATCAAGATCGCATTGACTCTGATTGTAAAAGTGATTTGTTCTGGCGTATTACTACCCAAACAGTAGGAGATTCAGGAGATGAGTTTACATTAGAATGCACGAGGTTAAACCCTGGTGGATATCGTATTATAGGTTCAAATATTGATGGACTTTCTGGTATTGGCAGCACTGTCGCATATGTGGGTTCTACCGGTATTGTAACGTATTATCCTGCCAGTTCAACATATGGAAATGATATTCCAGAAGAGGAGGAAGCCGGAGTTGATGTTGTTGTCAATAATCCTTACTTTGGTTTTGATAGAAGAAATTTATATGGATTGAAACTCTATTCAGAACCTTATGATAAAGACATCGGTAATACTTTAATTGGAGAATTTATCGGCACTTGTAGCATTGGATCTACTGAAATTACTGTCATGCAAGCTGTTGGCACTGGCATAACTTTTGGTGTTGGACAAATCGTTGTGAGTGCAGGAAAAACTGCAATCTTTCCTTTAAATGCCAATATTGTTGGAGTTGGTACAACAACTAAAGATATCCGTATCATTCCCTCTACAGGTATTGGTAGTACAGGTGTTGTTGTAAATATTTTGACGGTAGATACGGTTTGCGGTGCTCCTGCTTCTGCTCCAGAATCTGATGGATCTTTTGTTGAGTTCAGAGTCTTGGATGATCCTATTGCATTCAGGACTGGTGGCAGAAAAAGATTTGACATTCCCTTTAATCAAGATCCATTTACACCACAAACTATTAGCATCGCCAACACCAGTACATTAGGCACAGGTGTGTCTGTTTATATTGATAATTCTGGAGTGCCTGTCACATTTGCTTCATGGAATCAAGGGTTAAAATTCTTACCACTTGATTCTGGTGGACAAGTTGAACCAGAAGTAGGTGCGGGGCAAGCATTCTTTAGAGAAGGTTTCGGACATGCTCCCATCGTTGGAGCAAGTAGAGCTATTGAAGGCCAAGTAACAACTGTTGGAATTAGTGATCTAGCTACTGGACTTTATACGCCACTGTCTGCTTGTTCTAGTTCTGTAGAAAATGAAATCACCACAAGAATTGGTATCTCAAGCGGATTAGAAACTGCACTAATCGCACAAGATAGTATTAATAATTTATTGCTAGGAAGTGCTCAAGCACTTAGAGATGAAAGAAACAGTCTGCAACTTGGAATACATGGAATCAGGAAAGTTCTTGGTGAATTAAATAAGGATATGGATAAACTTGAATTATTGAAAGAATTTATCGGACTAACTACTGTATCAGATGTCGTACAATGATTGAACCAAACTTTGAATTTCTGCATGGAAGAACAACTAAAAAAGAAATTATTATTCCAGAATCATGGGAAGAGGACATTGATATGGACTCTATCACCATTCACCTAACACAGGTAGGAGCGAATCAAGATCTTCGTGTCAAGCGTCGTCAAGGAAGGGAGATTACTCTTGATACCAACGGACTTCCTGTAGACTGCTATTATATGATTATTGGAGAATTACTTGAAAAAGAATAAACGATGTCATGAGTGCCCATTCAGAACACACACATCATGAACCAAACGGTGAGAGTTCCACATTGAAGCAATTGATAGTTGCTTGTGCAGTATTGCTCGTCTTCGCAATCATCTGTTTTTTGATTATGTTGGCAGGTATGCTCTAATGGTGATATAATATTGTTGTAACCCTCCCTTCCCTATGGCTGCTAAAAAGAAAGAATATGTCGAAGCCGTCCTGCCTGTCTCAGGTGATGGTGTCGATTATGAAGTGATCAGTAGGCAAAAGACAGAGGACGCTCACAAGAAGTATCCTGATGTTAAGTCTGATCCTTATGATGAGTTTGTAGAAGTCCGTAAAAAAACATGCTATGGAAACCCTGAGGAAGTCTTTGAGACGTTTGAGACTGTTCGATATCGTAAGTACAAACCGGTTCCTGAACTCCCCACAGAGATTAAAGTGAGTAAGCAGGAGGTTACAGTCAAACCTTGACAAGAGCGACTAGATACCCTATAATAAGCAGGTAATCAAACGAACCCCATGCAAGACGAGTACCTTACAAGAGTCGTCATCGATCCCTCTACTCGCAGTTTCCATCTCTACTCTAATGAGGGTGACGAGAAGGTAATTGAAGTTGATAATATCGATGAGTTCATGACTGTAATGGAATTTATTCGCACCACCGCACCTGAAAATACGATTGCATACGCTAATCCTCTGTGCAAAAATGAGATTTGATTCCAAAAAAGCTGCAAAAAAAATTCCGGTAAAAAATTACCCTGCAGGGTTTTATAAAGAAATCATCAGATGTTTCGAATACGAGAGTAAAAACCAGTCAATTTATGGAAATGTGATTCACACCCCTACTTGGAAAGGAGAGTGAATCCTCGGGAGTGTGGCGGAATCGGTAGACGCACCAGACTTAAAATCTGTTGAAGGTAACTTCGTGGGGGTTCAAGTCCCCCCACTCCTATGCCAATGTAGCTTGATAATATACGCTGATAAATAACTAACAACAGAAATAGTGCGTTAGTAAGATGCCTCTAAGTCGTCTAGATAATTTTTTAAAGAATGCTCGTGGCAACATTCTATACGTTAATCCTAACGATTTAGACGCCACAGACTCAATCGAAAATCAGGGAAACTCGCTTGCTCGCCCTTTTAAAACAATTCAAAGAGCGTTAATTGAGGCAGCTAGATTTTCATATCAATCTGGTTTAGATAACGATAGATTTAGTAAGACAACAATCCTTCTATATCCCGGTGAACACCTAGTAGATAATCGTCCCGGATGGATTCCTGATGGATCTGGTAATTTTAGACTGAGAAATGGACTCACCTCGTCAGATTTTCCGTCCTTTTCACTAACCACTAATTTCGATCTTACCACAGAGAATAACGCATTATATAAGCTTAATAGTGTGCATGGTGGAGTTATTCTGCCAAGGGGCACATCTCTTGTTGGTTTAGATCTTCGTAAAACTAAGATTCGTCCCAAATACGTTCCCGATCCAGAAAACGTTAATATTGAAAGATCTGCCCTGTTTAGAGTAACAGGTACTTGTTATTCATGGCAATTTTCTATATTTGATGGTGATCCTAATGGAGTCGTATACAAGGATTACTCTTCTAATACATTTGTTCCTAATTTTTCTCACCATAAACTTACTTGTTTTGAGTACGCTGATGGAAAGAATGATGTAAAAATTAGTGATGCATTTATCAGTAATTTTGATGCTGGCAGAACTGATCTTGATATATTCTATGAAAAGGTTGGTTTAGCATATGGGCCTTCCTCAGGTAGGGAAATTCAACCTGATTATCCTGACTCAGGACTTGACATTCAACCTAAAATTGATGAATTCCGTATTGTTGGCCCTAAAAGCGGTGCGATTGGCATCTCTAGTATCAAAGCGGGCGATGGTGTAACTCCTTCCACTGACATTACAGTAACACTTTCGGAAGCACTTTTTGGACTTGATGTAGATACGCCATTCAAAGTATCGAATGTCGGAACAGAAGCATATAATGGACAGTTTGTTGTAAGTGATGTATTAGCATCTAATGCAGAAGGAACAACACAGTTTAAGTATAGCGTATCAAACGCCCCTTCCGATGCACTTCCCACGGTAACAGGATCTCAGGTTGATCTGCAGTCTGATACTGTTACTTCTGCATCTCCCTATATCTTTAATATCTCTCTGCGTTCCGTCTTCGGTATGTGCGGTATGCACGCTGATGGAAGCAAAGCACTTGGATTCAAGTCCATGGTTGTTGCTCAGTTTACGGGCATCGGACTTCAGAAAGATAAGAATGCATTTGTTAAGTATAATGCCACCAGTGGAGAGTACAAAGACTCTACATTCGCTGGAAATGCTAATATTAATGAAGATAGTTCTGCTGTTTTTAAACCAGAGTATGAAAACTTCCACATTAAGGCATCAAACGATTCAGTAATTCAAATCGTTTCGTGTTTTGCTATTGGATATGCTAATCACTTTGTTACCGAGAGTGGTGGTGACTTATCAGTTACCAACTCAAACTCTAACTTTGGTGCAAAGGCACTTGTATCTAAAGGATTTAAATTACAATCATTTGCTAGAGACGATGTTGGATATATTACTCACATCATCCCTCCTAAGGAACTTGAAACTGCACAAGGTGCGATAGAATTTAATGCAATTGACGTAGAGAAGACGGTTGTAGGTGTCGCATCCACAAGCAGACTTTATCTTTATAATCAAACTAACGAGGACGTAGCACCTGATCACGTAATTGAAGGTTTTAGGATTGGTGCAAAGGAGAATGATGTTCTCAATGTTTTAATTCCTGACAGTACCGGTACTCCTACCAATTATTCGGCTCGTATCGTAATGCCTGATACTGAGTTGACATCTGATCAGAATACTTTCCAAAAAATTCACAAAGTTGGCAGAACTTCTGGAATCAATAGTATCACATCAAGCACGATAACTTTAGATTCTCCTCACAACATTCTTTCCGGTGAAAGCATTCGTGTCGTTTCTGAAAATGCACATCTTCCCGATGGACTGGAAAGTAATGTAATTTACTTCGCTATTACATCTGGTGTTGGAACCGATCAACTCAAGATTGCAAAAACACTTAATGATTCAATTAATGGTGATGCACTTACCATTAATAATAAGGGTGGTATTTTAAGAATACAGAGTAGAGTATCTGATAAGTCTGCTGGTGATGTCGGACACCCGATTCAGTTTGATTCAAATGAATCTCAGTGGTATATCACTGTTGGCACTGCTGCCACCGATAATAGCATTTATTCTACTCTTGTAGGACTCGGAACAACATCTCTTGGTGCTGCAACTCCTAGAACCTTTATTAATCGTCAACCTGACACCAGAAATGTCATTGATACGATTTATAGAGCACGTTACGTTATACCTGCAGGATCTGGAATTACATCTGCACGTCCTCCTGTTGATGGATATATCATTCAGGATTCTTCTCTTGTTACTGGTGCAAATGATACTGAAGTTGCAAGTTATTTCAGTCCAACAACGGTTACCATTGGTAATGTCAACCAGCAAAGGAACTTCCAGTTTATTGCTAATGCAAACTGGAGCAGCAATACTGCTAATATTTTAACTGAACTTCCTCACAAACTTAAAGTTGGTTCGGAAGTAGAAATCAAGAACATCGTTAGTTCGAATAATCCTGTTGGTACTGCGAACTCCGGTTTCAACGGTAAGTTTAATGTAACTGGTATCACCAGCGCGAGAGAATTTACCGTATCTCTTGTAAGTTCCTCTGGCCCTGGAACATTTGATAATGATACTTCGGCAAGAACTACGAGTCTGCCCACCTTTGCTCAGTCAAGAACAAAAGGCACCTATCAGGTATATCGTGCTCAGCAAATTCAGAGATATATTGCTGGAGAGCAAGATGGTATCTATCATCTGTTGGTTATCAATAACTCCAACTCCCCATCTGTATCTCCATTCTCTACTGAAAGATTCTCTCAGTCTATTCAACAACTGTATCCGCAGACTAACAGAGACAATCCTAAGAGTGATCCTATTCAGTCTGCATCGTTTGCACTACCAACACCAATTGGTGAAACCGTAGTTGATGATCCCCAAAGCAGTGTAACCAAAGAAACTCTGAATGCTCAGATTTTTGACTACAATATTGGATTTGGTGTAACTGAAGTTCAGTCTAATGGTGCTGGAACAGCGCATACTTTCTTTACCACAATTGATCATGGACTCAATCGCGTAATCAATGTCGGTATTGCTGATAGTGGTTCTGGATATGGTAATGGAAGTGCTGGATTTATCTACAATGCTAAATTAGTATCTGCTGGTGCTGCAACATCTCAGGGACAGAACGCTACAGCAAGAATTCAAGTCAACTCCTCTGGTAATCTGGTTACTGCCAAGATTATGGATGGAGGTAGTGCCTATACCGTTGGTGACTCTCTACAAGTTGTTGGTGTTGGAACGACTGCTCCTCACTCTGTTGGTATCGTAACCGTCACTAAAATCTATGATAATACCGGCGATACAGTTGAGTTAGTTAACGCTAAACCACAAACAAATCATCCTTATAACACTCTGTATAGAATTACTGGTGTTACTGCAGGATCTGCGAATGAAGTTCAGGTTGCATCTGCTGCAACTGTAGGTAGTGCATCAGGAATCGGAGTTACCAATCTTGCATCTGCTGCTGTACAAGTTGTTGGAAGATCTTTAAATGTAAGTGCTTTCAACTATAATAGAGTCACTGGTGTTGGTGTTGTTACAACCACCGAAAACCATGGACTTAGAGTCAACAACAAAGTTAAGATTGCAGGTGTTGATCAATCTCTCTATCAGGGAGACTTCATTATCAAGAAAACTGATGCACTTGACTCCTTTGAGATTAGTGTTGGTGTAGGAACAACTGCTCCTGATCCTTCTGGTACTATCAGAGCATTCCCTCATGGTTATTGTGCATCTGGTGGAAACGTTGTTGTCGAAGATGAAAACTTAAGTGGAAGACAGCAAACAACGTATGCGGGTATTACTACCACTATATCTGCTGCTATTCTTACTGCCGCAACCGCTTCTGTTGATATCTTGAATGTTACAGAAACTGATATCAATATTGGTGATTATCTGCTGGTTGATCAGGAAATAGTCAGAGTCAAGACAACTGTTACAGGTAATCCTGTATCAGTATTCAGAGGTGTCCTTGGAACAAGAGCAACTTCACATGCAGTCAATTCTGTAATCAAGAAAGTTGATGTTCGTCCGGTTGAATTTAGAAGAAACTCTATTATTCGTGCATCTGGACACACATTTGAGTATGTTGGTTATGGCCCTGGCAACTATTCCACTGCACTACCTGAAAAGCAAGATAGAGATCTCACCACTAGAGAAGCACTTATTTCACAGTCTCTCAAGTTTGATGGTGGTGTAAACGTTTACACTGGTATGAATGATGCTGGTGACTTCTATGTTGGTAATAAGAAAGTAAGTTCTGCCACAGGACAGGAAGAAGTCTTTGATGCACCTATTCCAACTGTAACCGGTGAGGATGTATCCACTAGTGGCGTTAGTGTTGGATTTGACGTTCTCACACCTCTTGAAGCATCTATCAGTCGCTCCTTAAGAGTTGAGGGTGGCCCTGAAGCAAATATCGTATCTGAGTTTGATGGCCCGGTAATCTTTAACAATAAGATTACTTCTACTTCTACCAAGGGTGTTGAGTCTAACTCTTTATTCTTACAGGGTGATACGACAGTTTCAAGAAAGTATACTGTTGGAATCGCAACTCCTTCTCTTGCAGGAAACCCTGGAGATCTTGTTTTCAATGCTAATCCCAGCAGGGGTGGATATGTTGGTTGGATCTACACCACACAAAACGATTGGTATCGTTTTGGAACTGTAAGTCAAGAGAAGACTTTGAGTGTCGCAATCTTCGACAAAGTTGGTATCGCTACTACGACACCTGGAGATAAAGTTCTTAAGGTTGGTAGCGGTGGCACCGAGTTCTCTGTTGACACATCTGGTAGAGTTGGTGTTGGAACATCAGCAAATGTATTCCAGTTTAGAGTAGAAGGTGACTCTTACTTCAGTAACAATGTAAACTCCGCTGGTATCATAACTGCTGCTTCATTCAGTGGTGACGGTTCTGGACTTAATAATCTTCCTACGGACAGTCTGTTTAGTTCTGTTCCACTGGGTATCGGAACTGGCATCTTCCCCAATAACTTGGTTCGTGTTGGTGTTGGCACATCTGTTCCACACTTCAACCTTGATGTTGGAACAACTGGAACTGGAACCACTGATCTAAAAGTTAGAAATAATTCTATCTTCGACGGAAGAATTGATGTAGTGAACGTAAATGTTAGCGGTGTAATGACTGCTACATCTCATAAACTAGATAGTACAACTGGTGAGATTCGCACTGGTATTATCACTGCGAACAATATTGTTGTAGGAACTGCACTCTCTACGTCTAGTAATCAAACTGGATTCGGAACAGCGTCACCTAGAGCAAAGGTTGATATTGAAGGTTCTGCTAAGTTTAAGACATACTCTGAATTTGTTCAGACGCTTGATATATCAGGTGGCAACGTCAATATTAACTTGGCTGATGCACAATCATTCACTCTGACTGTTGATGAGGCAGTAACACAGTTCACTCTTCTCAATCCTCCATCAGGTGCCACTGCGTTCTCTATACTTATCACTCAGGATAGCACTGGATATTCTGTTGGCATCGCCACCTTTAAAGATAGCGGAGGATCGGACATTGATGTCAAGTTCCCTGCAGGTGGTGTATTACCTATAGTTACCACAACAGCAAGCGCATCGGATATCTATTCCTTTAAGACATTCGATGGCGGATCAACACTCTTCGGTGTAGTTGGAGGACAGAACTTCGCATGATAGGATTAGGATTCTATAACGTAACTCAAACGACAACTGATCTTAACGGCCCTTTTTTAAGGTTTACATCTGAACCAGATTCTTCTACAGTTGATGATGGTGGTAGTGTTACTTTAACCGGTATCGCTACCGCTGAGTTCAAACATAATCCGACAATTCCTGGAGAGAGGGTAACAAACACTGGTAATATTGAATATCAATGGTATATTGGAGGCATCGCTGCTGAAGATGTTACCGATAAAATAAGCGGATCATCAACAAACGAACTCACATTATCAAATCTCTCTAATCCAACTGAAACAGGTAGATCCATATTTTTACGTGCAACATATGCTGGATCTGCTTATCAGTCTGAAGAAGGCGCAATCACTGCTGGTATTGCTGCATCAACAGGAAATGGAGTTAATCAACCTGTTGACACTACAGCAGTTGTAATCACCGTCAATCCTACGATTTCTATTGATACACAACCTGTGGCAGCGACTGCTGCTCAGGGAATTGATGCCGTATTCACTGTTGTTGCATCCGCATCCGATGGATCTGATGTAAACTATCAGTGGAATCAGGATGGTAATCCTTTATCTGATAGTGATACGGTAAGCGGTGCTAACACTCCCACACTTACGGTTTCAAGCACAACCATAGGAGACTCGACGATTACTGTTGATGTTTCTCATCCTACAGCAGGTAATTCACCTGTTACATCTGACGAAGTTGATTTTACAGTTGTATCCGCCAGAACAATTATTGATTATTACTTCCATGATGACACTGCATCTTTTTATGGATCTGGATCAAAGAACTTGTTTGACGGTAACTTAACACTAACTGCTAATCCAAATAGATCCACACAAACAGTATCTTTCCACTCACCAGAGCAGGATATAACTGTTAAAGTGTCAATGGGTGCTGCTGCTGGAGGAGGAAGAGGTGGAAATAGTGGTGGACAAGGAGGAACATCTACATTTGTAATTACATTAGAAAGAAATACAGAGTATATTTTAAAACTTGGTTCGCAAGTTATGCCAACCGGTGGTGCTAACGGTGGTGGTGGTGCAGCGTACATTTATAAAAAAGGTAGATTGCTTGTCGCCTTAGGTGGAGGAGGCGGAGCAGGTTCAGCACAAGGTGCTAATGGTGGAACTGGTGGTGGAATCGGAGTAGCAGGACAAAATGGCGGTGGTAGAGGTGGTGGTACAGGCGGTAGCGCCTTTGATACTGGAACATTACCTACTATTGGTGTATTCCCTGGTGGACAAATTTATGGTGGTGTAAACTGGAGTTCTCCTAGTGCAGGTAGAATTTCTGGATGCACCATTGGTAGTGATTACTTTAGTAGTAGATTTTCCCCATGTGATGATATAGGACAGTCGAGATTCCGAACTTCATCTGGTTCTGAAATATCAGAAACACCTATCCTTGATAGAGGATATAAAGCTGGTATTGGACATAGAAACAACGGCGGAAATGGTTCTGGTAACAATGGAGGTGGTGCTTCTGGAGCACAAGGGGGTAATGCTGGATCAAGTGATTCTGCTGGAGGAGGTGGAAGCGGATATAGCAGCGGAGATGTCGAACTACTAACTACTCAGCAAGGTGGAAACAGTAGCACTAATGCATTCTGCACATTTGAGTTTTATGTCCCTGACTAATAAATAATTAAAAAATATCATGAAAATGTTTTTTGGTGTCAAGGACTTTGTGTCCTTTGATGCATGTGATGAATTGATTCAATTTTATAATGATCATCAAGAGGATGCGTTCGAACATGGACTTACTTGCCCTCTTGACTTATATAATGATAAGGGTAAAATATATGATAATGATCTTATCAATAACTTTCTTGATTATGTAACTTTAATTTGTAGTAAGTTTGAAAATAATCTAAAACTTGACAAGGCACAAATTGTTAAGTGGGAATTAGGTTCAGACATGGAGGAGCATTCGGATCCTCCACCTGATGTTTTTGCTGCACTGATTTATCTTAATGATGATTATGATGGCGGACAAACTGTTATCGATGACATGATTGTGCCACCTCATAAAGGAGATCTGATAGTATTTTCAAATGCTGAGATTAATCATCATGTAAAGAAAGTAAAAAATAAAGAGAGATATACTTTTGCGTTTTGGTATGTTGGAATCTAATGAAGTTATACGAACTGATTTTTTCTCTCCCGAAGAATGTAATCAAGTAAAAGAATATATTGACTCAAAAAATTTCAATACAACGAAATATTTTGACAAATATAATTTTTTTAATGATAATCCTCAATATGTTGATAAGTTTGTTCTTAAACTTAAACACATTCTTCATTTAGATTTTCCGATTGCTGTTCAAGCATGGGTAAATTCTTATAAAAAGGGGCAAAGAATAGAACCTCATAATCATCATGGTTTGACTGGATATTCTTTTGCGTGTAATATTTTTATATCTGGAAACACACAACCTGGTATTACATATATGGAACCAGGATGGGAACAAACTTTCGAAAATAAGTTAGGTGAGTTGCAATTATTCAATTGTGGATTATTTCATACCGTGGGAAATCTTCATGAAGAGAAAAGATACACAGTTGGAATTACAATTCACACAAGAGAGGCAATTACAAAGGAACTTCTTGATGGTGCGTGTATTAATTCTGAATATAGAGAAATTGTATTAATGTCTGATCTGATAAATATATAAAACTAACGGGGGATAGTGAACCCAAATGGCAGTAGATAAGAGTTTTGTCGTAAAAAATGGCTTAGAGGTTAACTCTGATCTAATTGTAACTGATATATCCGACAGTCAAAATAAAAAAGTCGGTATCGCGAGCACAGGCCCACGTGTTACATTAGATGTACGTGGTGGAATTGCTGCAACGGATGGTAACTTCTCAGGCATTCTTACCGCAGCAAGTGTAGATATTTCAAACTTTGGTGCTGTTAGAGGTACTGAAGCAACAATCACAGGATTCTCTACATTAGGAGGATTGTCGGTTGATCAATTAACCGTTTCTGGAGTTGCTACCTTTGCAGATCTTTCTTATGATGAAATTTCAGGCCGCAACCTGAAGTTGACTGGTATTGCCACCATTCCTACAATAGCTGGTGACACAAATGTCACTGGTGTTGTAACTGCCGCTCAGTTCTTTGGTGGTGGTGTTGGTGTTGGTATTGCTGATTCCACTGGCACCGTTATTGGGTATGGATTAACCATGCTCAACTTTATTGGCGCAGGAAATACCTTTGCCGTTGATGGAACATCCGTTGATATTAGCATCGCCGGAGGTGGCGGTGGTGGCGGAGGATCCGCTAGTATTGGTATCGGTACAACAGTAGGAGATGCTTTCTCTGGTATCGTTACTGCGGGTAATCTTTGGTATAATACAGGTGAAGGTAGATTATTCATCTATTACCAGGATGTAGATTCTGCACAATGGGTTGATGCCGCACCATTTAATGTTGGCATCATTACAACTCTTCAAAGTGCATCGTTCTCCGCTGCTAGTGCCGCAGCACCATCCATAACATTTAGCAATGATGAGGATTCTGGTTTCTTCCAAGCAGCAGTCAATCAACCTGGAGTCTCCGCTGCTGGTTCACAGGTTGCTAGATTTAATCCTGGTGGATTAAATGTCACTGGTGTTGTTACTGCCACCACTTTCTCTGGTGATGCCACAGGACTTTCTGGCACACCTGATATTACCGTAAATAATATCACGGCTGGTGTCATCACTGCCACATCCTATAGTGGTGATGGTGCTGGACTAACAGGTGTTGCAAGCACAGATAATATACAGACTGCCACTGAAGCAAATTTCTTAAGTGGAGTAAAAATAACTGGTGTTACTACATTTTCAAACGCATTAAATCTCGATAGTGCTAATTCGAAAATTAACACTGGTAGTGGAATAAATGTTGTATTCCAAGATCAAGGATCTGATAAGTTACATTTTGAGTTATCAACACAAAGTATTAGGCCTAATAATGCCGACAATGGTGAACTTGGAAATGCTACATACCCATTCAAAAAAGTCACTGCGACACAATTTGCTGGCAATATAACTGGCACAGCAGCAACCTTTACTGGTAATGTTTCTATAGGTGGCACTTTAACGTACCAAGATGTCACCAACATGGATGTGTTGGGTATTGGTACATTCCAACAGGGCATTCAAGTTCTTGCTAATGGAGTTGATGTCACCGGTTTCTCTACATTTAAAACTGGTGTGAGCGTCACTGGTGTTGTTACCGCAACATCATTCTCTGGTGATGGTTCAGCACTAACTGGAATATCAGCTGGTATTACCACAGAATCAATTACTGCGACTGATAGAACAATTGCCACACTTAACCTTTCAAAAGATGCTCACAAAGTTAATGTATCTGGTGTAGCAACTATCGATTGTCAGGGTGGTTCAGAGTATGGAACTCATATTCTTACCATTGTAAATACTGGTATTGCAACTGTTGGTTTCTCTACATACTTCCTATTCCCGTCAGGTTCAGAACCATCATTACCTACTGCTAGTGGGACGATAAGTCAATTATCATTTACCGTTCATCGAGTAGGAGCAGCAGGAACACAAGTTCTTACAACAGCAGCACTTAACTTTAGCTAAGGGGGAATAGATAAATGACAAGAGTTTTTTCTGCACCGATTATCGGACAGAGTGCTGCTAGTGGCGCTCAGGTTATTGATGGTAGTTTAAATATTAATGGAAACAAAAGTGTATCATTAACAAGAACAGTTGGTTCTGGAAATCAGACAAAATGGACTTGGAGTGCGTGGGTTAAGACTGATCCTAATCCAGTTAATAGTTCTGGTGGATTTGCTCCAATGTTTTTTGCTGGAGCATACAATACCAGTGGGCAGCAAACTCATATTGCTTTTGGAGGTTCTGGAGGAACTTCAGGACAATTATTGTTTTCTCACTATAGTGGTTCATATACGACTAATTTACGCTCAAGTAGAAGATTTAGAGATATTGGTTGGTATCACATTGTTGTTGTATTTGATTCAACTAATAGTACATCTGGAGATAGGGCAAGAGTATATGTAAACGGCGAAAGAGTTACTTCTTGGAGTTCTGAGACTTACCCATCATATGGTGGAACCACTTGGATTAATGATAGTACAAAGTTTCATGGGATTGGTAAAGATGATAAAAGTGCTACTGAGAATTGCTTTAATGGACTGATGTCAAATGTCTATTTTATAGACGCATTAGCACTTGACGCATCATATTTTGGATTCACTGATCCACTTACAAATACTTGGAGGCCTAAAAAGTATACAGGTATTTTTAATGCTGCTGCTATTGGATCTGGCGTTGTCTATAGTGCAAACAATACAGGAAATACAAATTCAGGTTACGGTTGGGATCAAGGATTTAATGGAGAAGGCCCTGGGGCTGCTGGTGGTTATGTAGAAACAAGCAACGGATCTACAGGAACGACTTTAACGCTTAACGTACCGTTTACAACAATAGAATTTGCTGGCAATGGCAGTGGGTTTGAATTTAACGGAACAGGTGTTTCTATAGATAGCGCCTATGCATTTAAAGACATATCGTCTTCAATATCAAGTCCCCTAACTTCAATAAAAATTACTCAGTCATCGGTGCTAAGTGCTGTAAGAGTTGACGGGGTTATTCTTGCTGACGGATCTCCAGCTGGTGTAAATGGTTTCTATCTGCCGATGGATGGAAACTCACCAATCGGACAAGATCAATCGGGTATTGGAAACAACTGGACACCAGTAAACTTTGGTGGTTCTAATTCACTTGAAAAAGCAACAGGAGCACTGCCTATTCTGAATACAACTCCGGGTGGAACTCAATCAGGAGTTGGTGTATTTGGAAGTAAGGAAAACAAATACTATACTTTGACTGGAAGTACTGGTTCTGGCACTGGTTATGTGTTTGAGAATGAAGGCACAAAACCAACTCTAAGTATGATTAGAGGTGTCACTTATACCTTTGATTATAGTGCTGCATCATCTCACCCATTTAGATTTGCTACTGCTGCTGATGCTGCTGGGAGCACTGAATACACTACTGGGACAAGTATATCAGGAAATGTAATAAGTTTCACTGTTCCCTACAATGCACCAGATACTCTCTATTATTATTGTACCAACCATAGTGGAATGGGAAATAGTATCAGTGTAACAACTGATACTACAAAAGCAGATCAATATGCATCAAACTGTGTTCTTGCACTTCCATATGTTGGTGTTGCTAATGATGTAAGTAATCAGATTAATGCTACTAGTGCTACAAAAGATGCCACTATTAGTGGTGATGCGGTTGCTTCATCTGCTTATAGTAATTTTTATAATGGAAGTTGGTACTTTGATGGAAGTGGTGATTATATAAGTTATGGAACCAGTTCTGATATGGATTTTGGTAGTGGTGATTGCACTGTAGAATGTTGGTTATATATTGATTCTCATGCTAGTGATAAAACTATTATAGGTAGTTGGGAAGGAAATATATCCTGGCAGTTATCTTATGGAGCTGATGCAGGAGGTGATGAATTTGGATTTTCCATGTATGATGGATCAACAACAACAGCATCATCTGATGCACAATCAACTGGATATGTTGATAGATGGGTTCATGTTTGTGGACAAAGAACAGGAAATACATTACAAATATTAGTTAATGGGAGACTAGCAGGAACTGCATCTTTCAGTGGTTCTCATAATGCACTTAATTCAGCAATAAGAGTTGGTGGAAGATCTGGTGGAAACCAAATTACTGGTTATGTTCAAGATGTTCGTATTTACAAGGGTGTAGCAAAGTATAGTGTCACTAGTGTGGGAGATATTGCATTTATCCCAGCATCAACCTCACCAGATATTCTACCAGACACTCCTTCAGGTGTGAGTGTTAGTACTAAACTTACTAAGATTATTGATGGTGCTGTAAGTTTTGATGGTAGTGGTAGTTATTTGACTGTCCCACAATCCGATGACTATGATTTCACTGGAGATTATACTTATGAAGCATTCATATACTACACAGATACTTCAGGTAATCCAACCATTTTTGATTTCTCAGCAGCAGCTTCAAATTATGAAGGCAGATTACAAATTCAGGCAGGTATATTAAAAATTTATGATGGTAGTTGGCAGTCAAGAGGTGCTATAAGTGCCAATACTTGGCATCATATTGCAGTGACTCAGGCAAAAGTTTATGTTGATGGAATTGATGTCGGTGCTTCCTCTGGTTCAGTCAGTGGTTCTAATTATAAGAAACCAACTATTGGTGCTAGAACTAATGATGCCGGAAATTCATATGGAGACTTCTTTACTGGACAAATTTCAAATGTGAGAATTGTAAATGGCACTGCACTTTAT